CGTCTTCATGTAATTGATATAAGTCACTTAAAATATACCGAACAATAAAACTTATATCAAGTATTTGAGTCTTTAATATATCAATCAACTTTAATGAATAAATATTTTGTTTTAAGGCTTCTCTATCATATTTTTTATTATATAAATCTAACATAATTTATATAATAACAGTTTATTTTTAAGTAAAAAAATTTTTTAATTTAAATTTATGGAAATATGAAACCATCTATTTTAAGAATATTATGAACTTCGTCTTTGTTAATTGGACCATTTATAATTTTAATTTTCTCAAAAACTTGAATATTTAAGTGATTGTTAATGTTAAACATGTTGTAAATTTTTTTTAATAAGTCATAATCTTTAATATAATTATTATCGAATTTATTTAACCAATCATAGAAATCCATATCTGTTTTTGATTTATGATATCTCTTGAATAGTCTAAGAGTATTATTTAGATTATTTGTAGAATCATTACACTCTAAATTATAATCTGTTCCAGATAATACACATATTTCTCTCAATTCTTTTTGTGTTATTCCTAAATTATTCAGAATACCTTTAACATCATATAAAACTGCGGTATGGTTTAATAAACTAAGATATCTAATTACTCGTGAACAACCATATACAAACATATCCATGTCTTCACTTAAACATGCCCAGACTTTTTCCTTAATTGTTAATAACGCACATAACTCATCTGCTTCACAAGGCGCATCATAATAAGTAGCACCATATGCTCTAATTAAATTTTTAACATTTTCAGTATCATTCTTATTTATACTAACAAATTTTTTCTTTAACATATCCATGCTGTAAATAATTTCTTGTTTATCAGAATCATCCATATTTTTATTCAATTCTAAAAATTTCTTAAGTTTGTTATACTCTTCTTCAGCCTCTTGTTTATCTTCTTTACGTTTTTGAATTAATTCACGTTTTTCATCTGGTGGTTTACCATCAAAAATGAATATCGGAATAATATTGTAATGTCTAAATACAGATAACATAAGATACATATTCTCAATAAGCGTATTGTCACTAGAATATCTGTATAAATAGATGCTGATATCAACCGCTATTTTTTTTCCAGAAAATTCAGCAAGATTACATAGCTTAATTGAAGGAGATGCGTTCTCTTTTAAAAATTTATTTAAATATCTAATACCCATTTTACTTGTTATATTTAGTTAGTTTTATTTAATACATTATTTACATTTTCAATTTTATTTATAATTACAATTCAAAAATCAGATACCTAAATCTCTAAATTTACCGTTCTAAATATTTCATTTTGAGAGAAAAATAAATATATTATTTTACTTACTTAAAGAACGGATTACTACATAATGTAGGGAATTTCTTCAAAAATGACAGTTTCGGTCCAAAAAAGTTTCCTACACATGAAGTGAAAAAAAATCAATTCAAAAATTGAAAAGTATTTGAACTTTTTAAAAATGGACAAAAAAAATGTCCAAAAATGAAAAGTGAAAAATGTCCTTACTGACGAAATTTTTTTGTTATCATATTTAAAATTTATCGTCACAAATCAAATTGAATATTTTTTTTTACAAACGTTAATTTTTTATAAAAAACTTAAAGATATTTTCTCAATGGAAATAAATGGAAATTTTAGGAAAAGAGCAAAAGAGCAAAAAAACACATCAAGAATTTTTTTGTGAAAAATGTAACTTTAAATGCTGTAAAAAATTCAATTGGGATAGACATATAGGTACTGCTAAACACCAAATGGAAATGTTTGGAAAAGAGCAAAAAGAGCAAAAAGAGCAAAAAGAGCAATTTTTTACATGCGGCTGTGGAAAAATATATACCAGCGCTTCTGGATTTTGGAAACATAAAAATAAAGTATGTCTTATTAAAAGCATAGAAAATGAAGAAAAAAATACTGATGATTTAACAGATAAGCAACTCATTGTTATGCTATTGAAACAAAACTCTGACCTTATTAAAGAACAATCTGATATTAAAGAACTTATTTTAGAAATTGTTAAGAATGGCACAATGAATAACAGTAATAATATTACTAATTCTAATAATAAAGCTTTCAACTTAAATTTTTTCTTAAACGAAACATGTAAAAATGCTATGAATATAACAGATTTTGTTGATTCTATTAAATTACAGTTATCTGATTTAGAAAAGATTGGCGAAATCGGTTATGTAGAAGGACTTTCCAAAATTATTGTTAAAAATTTAAATGAATTAGATGAGACTATTAGACCAATTCACTGTACTGATAAAAAAAGAGAAACAATGTATATAAAAGACCAGAATCAATGGGAAAAAGAAGATGATAATAAAACTAGATTAAAAAAAATCGTAAACAAAATAGCAGATAAAAATATTAGATTATTACCACAATTTCGAGAGAAATATCCTGAATATAATAATTCAGCTTCAAAGATTTCTGATAAATACGATAAACTAGTTATTGAAGCAATGACTTGCGATGAAAATAAGAATGAAAAAATTATCAAAAATATTTCAAACGCAACAACCATAACAAAATTCTAATTTAGACGTTTACATATTATTTTTATTATATTTATAAAAAATTGAAATGCTTTTATAAATATAAAATTATATTACTAACTACAAAAATGAAGACAAGAAGTCAAACTAAATATGAAAATAGCGCTATTTATGAAGTAAATATTGATTTTGACGCGGCAAGCGAAGCATGGAAAGCCAATAAACGTTCTATTGGAAATGGTAGTTATAAATATGTATGCTCTAAACGTACTAAAAATAATAATTATTGTAATTGTAAATGTTTACCTGGAAAGGATTACTGTAGTAAACATATGAAAATGGCATTCTAACCTAATTCACAGATGCTCATTCGTAAATTTGTTAATAAAAATTTATTATGTATTTTCTTCTTTTTTAATTTTGAGAGAAAATGCTGTGTTTCATGAATTGAATCCAACAAATGATTCGTTTTGTAATTTTTTTCAATAAATTCACAAAAACTCCTCTGATTACCAGTTGTCTTCTTAAAATTTAATAAAGACAAATTATTTGTTTTACACCAACCCATGAAACCTTGATAATTCATTAATAATACTGATTTTATTATATAATATGATAATACATTGGTATTCTCCTTATATAAATTATGTCTAAGAATTGTAGAATGCTTAGTTTTGGAATATAAATCTCTATATTGTAGCCCCATAAAGTCTAATGTCTTTACTAACTGAAATATACTATAACTTCTCTCAAAGTTAATGTAAAATTCAGAATTCGAGAGAAACTCATTAATATTATTTTTATCTTTCATAGCATAAAAACTACAAAATAAAGCATTCATTATTTCGGCCCAAAACTCCGCATACGCTTCATAAGCATTTACATCAGATTTTACACTATAAATATCTAATATACATGTATTTACTAAATCGTTATTCATCATTGAAAAATCTAACCCAAAATTATGAAACGTCTCGTGAATAAATACTTTAAACCATTCTTCCTCTCTAAAAATGACTATCTCAGAATCTTTTGGACATGTAGTTGTAAATGCTGTATTAACATGCGTTTCATTTAGTATATGAATATTTGAATTAGGTAAATTTTTTTTAAGTGATGTAAAATAAAAATAAATCGTCAATGTATCAACACATTCTTTTGGAGAATATAAATTTAACATATATATCCACGTTGATACTATCTCAACATATCTGTTATATTTATCAATCTCCAACTCTATATTATCATTTTCAACAATAAAATATAGTTTTATTTTTCTATCGTTGAGAGAAAAAGAGTATACTATTTCTGACATCATAGTTTCATCTATATGTTTCCTTACCATTTCTGGAAAACTTTTTGAATTAAAATTTTTTGGTTTTGTAATTTGTAATGAACTTTGGATTTTTTTAACACTCATAGTGTAATTTATATTTTTTTTAGTGTAATTATTTGAATCTAGAATTTCATTATATAACTCACTCAAATATTGTATTGTTTTATGCGTTTGTTTTTTATCATTTAATAAAATATTCTTATTTTGCGAAAAAAATAACATTAGTTTTCTACTATTTTTAGATAAATTCATTTCTTATTATATATCATTATTTATTTTTATGCGAATTCTTACAAATAATTTGTATTAATTTATAATTGTATTAATTTATAAAATAATATAACTAATTTATATATGAAAAGATATACAAAAAATAACTACAAAATTAAAAATAAATTATTTAATAAAACTCGCAAAATTTCACAATTATCAAATGTTCCTGTCAATTATTATTCTAAAAATTTTAAAAATACTAACCTGATACCTAAAACAGAAATAATCAGTAAATTATTTTCAGGATATAGTAGTTTTTTGTCACAATCTAAATTAAGTGAATCTGTTGGAGCATATGTTTTGGATTTCGACCAATGTTTTATTATAGAGCCTAATAGTATTCAAACTGGATTAAGGAGGGATTCTGTAAATCTATCATTTAAAATGAACCCACAAACACCATTGGATAAACTAATTTCATATAGTTTTTATCTTACGCAATCATATATATTTGAAAAAAATGATGGAATATCAGACATTAAATATCAAATAGGTAAAGATATTAAACGCTCTGAGAGAACAATAAATGGCAAAAGGTATAGTGGTGAATATTATAGAAATTTTGATGAGAATAACGCAGCAACTGACATGTTTTATCAAAATATTATTGATGAATTATACAAAATTAATTATAAATATATTAATCTTAATATAGCAAATAAATTTGCGTTGTTATCTTGTCAGAACGTATTCAATTTTATTACAGACTTAATTACCTTAAAAATAAATGAAATTTTAAAGCCTGAAAATAGTTCGGTTTTTCGCCCTGATAAGTTTTCTAAAATCATAATTAACAATAATGAGATATCAATTGAACTGAATTTTAAATCTGATGTAATAATTTCACGAGATGGCGAACCAATGGACCCTGAATATCCTTGTGGTCAATTAGAATTTAATTTATATATTGATTTACTTAATAATAAATACGAATTAAAAAACTTTATTTTAAGTTATGATATTGACAAATGTGGTCCAGAAAAACAAATTAATGAAACAGAACAGTCATTAAGTGAAGACCAAGGAACTAAAAGTAAATTTAAACCTGAATATATTATACCAGCAAGTCTTGTGACAGCAGGAATAGTCGCAACACCTATTTTATTGGCAACTTTAGGTGGAAAAAAGCGAAAATATAATAAAAGAACAAAAAAACGTCGTAGATACAGATAAATATTGAATTCATTTTTATAAAAATTTATTCAAATTAATTATATAATAATTAATATATATGAATGCTTATATTAATTATGATATAACACATAATTTAAACGAATTAAATAGACTTAGAAAACTTAATAATAGAAATATAAATAAGAAAACATTTATTGTTAATAATAAAGAAAAAAAAAATTATAAACTAAAACTTTTTCATAAAAATATAAAAAAAGAAAACCATACTGAAAAGGTTGCACCATCAATTACATATAATATTGAACCGTCAATTACATATAATGTTGTATATCAATATAATTATAAGAATAAAGATGTAACTGGATTCGGAGATTTTATAAGGGGTATCTATTATATGCTACAATTCTCCGAAAAATATAATGTTACTGTAAATTATTATATTAATAATCATATTATTAAAAATTATATGAATTATTTTGTTGATAAACCAAACATTTCAGAAGATATTCGTTTAAATATTCCGTTTTTTGATTATGATAATTTTGAATATTGTACTATAAATAATGAAATTAATTATAATTATATTGATATAGACAATATATTATTAAAATTTTTGTCTGAATTAGATAATTATAGTAATAATAAATATTTTTATATTATTAATCACCCAAATAAAGAACTTATAACTGATAAACATAGAGAAATTGTAATGGAGATGATAAAACCAA